CCCCAGTAGTTGTGCGGCGGTCATTGTGGCTGCTCCATCGGTGGCATAGGTTGCGGCATCTCTGGCATACCTTCCATGCCTACGTCCATTTGCTGCTCTGGCATCTCAGGAATACCGCCAATTTGACCGTTAGACTCCATTGCAGCCGCCACTACGCCCATAGCAATATCTTGAATCTGCTGCTCGTTCATGCCCGCTTGCGTAGCGGTGATGCGCTGTGTCTCAGCTTGGTAAGCCTTAATCTCAGCCTCGTAATCCTTGCGGCGTTGCTCTTGCATCTCAATGGACTTGCCGACGTTCTGGAGCATGGTGTGCATCTGCTCCATCTCTTGGCCCATAGCTTGCATCTGCTGCTGTGCAGCTTGCAACTCTGGGTTTTCATCGGCATCGCTCATTAACTTGGGGTCAATGGTCTTGGCAAAACGCTTTGCCATCTCTTGGGCACCAGGCCAATCCATGTTCTTGACAAACAGGTCACCGGCCACTTGCCATAGCTGCGGGTTGCCTTGCAGTAACTGACCCATTGCCTCTAACGCCTCTTGGCGTTTGGTCGCGTAGCCTGGGCCGGTGGTAGCCACCACATCGTACTTGCCCACGCCAGGGTTGTAAATTTTGTCAATCACAATGCCTTCTTGATTGACAATCTTTTTGACCGGCTCTTGCTGCATCGGGTCAATCTTGACCATGCTGGTCTCGCCGTCCTCACCAATGATGCGAGCAATGCGCTGTGTGTCGTAGATTTTGGGAATTAGGTCAATCAGTTGGCGGGTCAGATACCGCACACCACGGGCCAAGTTGTCACCAAAGTGGTATGTCCCGACATCACCCTCACGCTGACGCGCAAGAATCGCTTTTCCTGAGCGCTCGTTGGATGTCATGCCCAAAGAAGCGTTATATTGGCCTGTGGATGCCTTGATGTCCTCAGAAGCCCCCGCTTTGGCCTGTAGGAGCCCGCTGGAGGCCATTGGCGGTTGGGCACGCTGTGGTAGTGGCAGCGTAGCGCCCGCGCCGTCTGTAACGTCTGGATTGACCTCCAAATACGGCCAGTTGGTTGTATTGGCGGTCTTCCATTGGTTTTCGTAGCCCTCAAACTGACCGCCGTAGCCGATAAATGGCGCTTTGGGGGCCAAGGCCAGCATCTCTGCCTCTTGGGACACCCAATAGTTGTACATCCGTTGGGCGTCCTTGGCGTTTCGCACCAAGCCGGACACATACAAACGGCCATCAACTTCAAATTCGTTGCCCACAATGCGGACAATCGGGATATATTTGCCCGCCCACTCGCGTTCTTCCAAGATTTCGTAGCCGTTTATCTTGCAATACTTGATCCGTGGCCGATCAGACTGCCTAGACTTCTTTGGCTTGCCATACATGGCCCGCAATTGCTTGTCTTCAGGCGTTCCCTCAAAGGCCGTGGCGTTGCCAGGGTACAAATTGAGCGTTGCATTGTCGTAATCGACGTAGTAGTAGTCCGCAACGCGAATGGTGTCCTCATTAAGCCACTGAGACAGGTTCTGGTCGCCCACACCAAGCGTTTGCAGGGTGGTAATGGGCGCTGAGTCGGGGTACATCCGCTCGTAATCGTCTTTGCGGATGTCTTCGGTCACAAAACAAAACTTGGCGTCCGCGCCACACGGGTCTTGAATTGCCGGATCCATGTAAACCGAAAAACTGTTGCGAATCCGACCAATTTTGATGTCTTGGTCAAAAGTATTGTCGTCGCAATACTCGGTCAGGATTCGGATGTAACCTTCTCCGTAGGAAACTTGGTTTTCGCAGGCGGTGTCGTAAGCGACATCTGCATCCGAGATGTATTCAATATGCCTGACCATGCCGTTGAATACTTCGGCGACGGCGATGTCGGCTTTGTCATCGGCTGGAATAACTTTGCCAGTTGGGCGGTTTTGCCTTTGGTCATTGGTGACTTGCCGGACGTGCTGCGGCAGTTTGTTGATTGTCAGGCATGGCCGAGCGTTAATGGTCTGACCCTGCACTGCACCGCGGGTCGCCAGCACATCGGCAGGCCACTGCCAGTGGTTGTCTGGGCTTCCGGCGTAGAACTTCAGGTCGTCAATCTCATCCTCGCGGGATTCAGACAACGCCGATATTGCCATGTCCAAGCGGCTGCGGGCTGTTGCTAGTACGTTGGAGTCGTCATCCTTCTTACCGCCACCGTTGGCAACATTGCCTACCGCTACCATGCCTGTGTAATCAGCCATTATTTCTTCTTTTCTGCTTTACGCTTAACGGCGTAAGCAATTGCCACGGCTTGTTTGACCGGCTTACCCGTTTTAACTTCAGCCTTTACATTCTTGCGGAATGCTTCTGGCGATTTGGATTTGACGAGTGGCATTTTATGCTCCGATGTGCAAAACAGCGAAATTAATTTTTAGCGTGTCTGTGTACGCATTGCTGGACACGTTGCTTAGATTGACAGTAAATGCGCCGTCTGCCACGGTCACTACTGCTATAACATACGCAAATGTAGCCGTTGCGCCAGACGCAATGTTGACAATAACTGTGTCTAAAGCAGACACTTGGCTGTTAGTGACAATAAACGCAACTTCAGCGTTAGGTGCCATTTGCGCGTTTGTTGTGGTAATGGTGCCTGCTGACTTGTTTAATGTTACGCCCGAAGCCTTATTGCCCGTTTGCGTTACCGTTCCATACGCGCTATCGGTATAGCCTGTTTTTGAGGTTGCAAAAATAGATGTGCCGGTGATAGTTTGCGGGTTGGTAGCGCCGATAATGCCCCCGTCAATGTCTTGATCAAGGTACGCAACGCCAATAGGTTTAGTAAAGCTCATTTATTTTTTCTTCGCAGTCTTGGCTGAGTCTTTAAAATCTTTGGCCGAAGGCGCAGCCTTACTGCCGACTTTGTTCATTTTCTCGCCAGAGCCAGCTTTGATGCGTGCCTGTTTGGCGTGAATTGCGGCATACAAGCCGGGGCTTCCAGGTTTTTTCATTTGTATGCTCCAACAGAAAGATTTAACTTATCGTCACCCAAAAATTGAGCAACGTCGCGGCACAAATCGTAAAACTCATCAAATTCAAAATCTGATTTCATTCGATTGATGGCCTGACAAACCAAGATCGTATTGTTGCAAGTATAGCCAATCTTGCTGTCAATGCGTTCTATAGACACAGTGTTTAACTTTCCAGCTTCTAGTGTCATTTTACGACCACTGTAAGCACAAACAGCTTGTTGCGTATTCCAGCAGTCAACAACATCAACAACAGTAAGATTAAACAACTGCTGCCGTTTAACCGCGCTTTTTTTTGCGTTCTGCAAAAATATCTTTGCTCTGCCTTCAATGCTGGAGTTTTGTTTTGCTCTTGAGCGCTCGTTTCCAGCGGTGCAACAATCTTTACACCAGCTATGGTAGCCATCAAGGGTTTGGTTGTGCTTAAAAAACAAGTTGTAAGGCTTGTCAGTCTTGCAGCAAAAGCACGTTTTCATCAACACTTCCATCGTTTAAGGGCAGCTTTAGCGCGTTCGCCGTCTTTGGCGTTGGCCGCTACAGCGCCCATTCTTGCACAAAATGAATCCTTGCGGCCCTGATCTGCCTTGGTTTTAGGGTTTGGGGCTGGCGCTTTAAGATTGGAGCCGGTTGCGGCATTGTACTTCTCGCGCCCCTTGGCCGTCAGGCCAGCGCCTTTGGATGTGGGCAGCTTCTCGCCACGTCCAACAGATAAAGATACTTTTTTCATGAGCCCATCCATGAGGTGTGCATTGCGCCGTCTTGAGCGTTATAGCGGCGAGTGGGCTCAGTATACTCGCGGTGAGCCACAGGAAAAGCAAACGTCACGCATATAGCGTCCGCTGCGTCTGGTGATGCTAAACCCCGTGCTTTCATTTCTTTCTTGCTCTCCAAGAAAATTGTTCCGCGTGAATCAGGTTTCATTTTAGGCGAAATCAAATCCGTTTTCAAAAACCTGTCGGTAGGGATACTAGCAGATTTCAACCATTCTCGCATCTCACCCCACATCTGCGCGCGCATATTTCCGTACATTATCGGGTTTTTGGCCTTATTCCCAAAGTTCACGCCCTTAATCTTGTACCGCTGCTCTTTAAGCCTGTCCACAATTCCAGCCCCCAACCCGCCCTCGTCGATCACCACCAGAGTCGGCTTGTACTCTTCAATCGCGTCAATTACATACCCCACGACCGTCATCGTGTCGTCGCCCCGGTGCCGCGTTATGTTAACAATATCCCGTCCTTGCCTAACCGCAATCACCGTCGCATCAGCCCCAAACCGCGCAGGGTCAACGCCAATAATAATCGGGGCCGACAAGTCCTTGTACCTGTCCCGCTTCATAGCCTCGTCCACAATGTCCGAACCAATAAACTGGTCATCCCCAGCACTA